GGGCTAAGTATGACATCGACAACGATGGCATTGTTAGTGATGAGGAGCTTGAACGCGCTACTCAAATGATTGAATTAGATCTCAGGGAAGAGAAACAGGATAGTCAGCGACGGATTGCTTGGGTGGCGATGTCTTCTATGGTCGCCTACTCGTTATTGCCCCTTATGCCTTTTGTACCAGAGGCTAGGTTGGCTACCCTTTCTTCACTCAGTGACATGTTATTCTTGAGCCAAGCCAGTATTATCGGCCTGTACTTTGGCGCAACGGCGTATATGTCTCGAAAACCGTAAGGTTCTCCCGTGATAATCGAATCGGTCGCCGCCGCTGCCGCAATTCTAAACCAAATTGGTAAATTAATAGAAAGCGCTAGTGAAGCTCAAGGCGGGGCACAAAGAGTTATGGCTGCTGTTCTCGACTTTGGGCAGGGATTAGATGATCTTGAGAGGAACGAAAGGGATAAATTCGTAAACGTAAGCCACGGTGATCTGCTAAAAATTACTATGATGCGTAGACAACAAGAAAGATATGAGAAGGACTTAGAAAACTTACTTATAGTGGCTGACCCAGTTCTGCATACGCAGTACAGAGAAGCCAAGGCCAATCAAGAAAGGAAGCGCAGGCAACATATGGAGATGCTTGCTAAGAAAAGAAAAGAACGTAAAGAGCTTATGAATCAAATAGCAGTGGTAGCAGCTATATCAGTAACTGGCCTAGTCGCTGCTGGTATTTTGGTAGGTCTGATTATATTAATGTTTGGGTAAGGAGCCACGATGACTCTGGACGGTGATGTTGAGTCCATGCTTGATGCCCCCTGTATAGGGTGGTGTACAACAAGACAATTTGGCGATGATCGATGTAAAGGTTGTGGGAGACAGGAATGGGAAGTTAGGGATTGGTCCCGCTTACCTGAAATGTACAGAAGGCTGCGAATAATTGCTTTAGCAGAAGAAGGTTTCACTATAAGGCATGTCCAACCTATAGGTTGGAGGCCCACTCCGGACAAGCATTTAAACCTTAAATAGGGTTGTTTATTTAATTTTATATGAGTACTATCTAACCTTCGTCCGTCTACACGATAGTAGGCCGTGCCGTACACGTAAAAACCGTATTCGCCTACAAAGGCGTAAAACCTGTCGAGGTCGAACCTCGCTAAAAACCGCTAAGACGTCGCCCTACGATACGGGTAACGGATTAGCCGCTCCAAAAGTCGGCTTTTAGTGGCACTGGCTTGCCAGTGTATATTGAAAATAAAACGCATAAGGAGGCCTTAGATGGCTCTTACTAACTTTGCGTCTCTGACTTCAAACCAGCTGACCGCTTGGAGCAGAGACTTTTGGCAGGTTGCTCGCAACATGTCTTTCATTAATCAGTTCGCTGGAGCTGGTCAAAACGCGATGGTTCAGCGCATTACTGAACTAACTAAAAACGAGAAAGGTACTAAAGCAGTTATTACGCTACTAGCGGATATGACTGGAGACGGTATCACTGGTGACAATACTCTGGAAGGTAACGAAGAAGCGCTAAGAGCATACGACATAACTGTCGAGCTTGATCAGCTACGATTCGCAAATAGACTTTCTGGTAGATTGGCTGACCAAAAATCCGTTGTTAACTTTAGAGAAAACTCTCGTGACGCACTTGCTTATGCAATGGCTGATCGTATGGACCAGTTGTCATTCTTGACTCTATCTGGTATCGCCTACACTCATAAAACCAATGGTGCTTTGAGAGCTACTTCAGGTACTAGTGGGCATGAGTTAGCCGACCTAGAGTATGCCTCTGATGTATCTGCTCCTACTACTAATCGTCACAGACGATGGGACCAAGGTACCGCAACTATTGCAGCTGGTGATACAACTGCAGTTGTTGCAGCAGACACAATCACTTACAAAGCTCTTGTAGAGTTGAAAGCTTACGCTAAAGACAACTACATTCGGGGCTTACGTGGTGCTGGCAACGAAGAAGTGTTCCATATGTTTGTAACACCTCAACAAATGGCTGACCTGAAGTTGGATTCTGATTTCCTAGCGAACGTGCGAAATGCAGGTGTTCGAGGATCTAGCAACCAACTGTTTTCTGGTACTAGCTCGTTAATGGTTGATGGAATCATGGTTCATGAATTCCGTCACGTATTCAGCACGGAAGGCGCTACTTCTGGTACTTCTTCTAACGCTGGTGCGGCCGGTTATAAATGGGGTGCAAATGCCGATCTTAATGGCGCACGTGCTCTATTCTGTGGTGCCCAAGCTCTTGCGATGGCCGATATTGGTACTCCTGAGATTGTCGAAGATACTTTCGACTATCAGAACCAAGCCGGTATCTCCATTGGTAAGATCTTCGGTTTAAGGAAGCCCAAGTACAACAGTGACTACAATGGATCTGTTGAAGACTTTGGTGTAATTGCATTCGATACAGCTCAGTAGGGCAAGGAGAATACATAAATGGCTACTTTAACTTCTGGCGCAGTATCGGGTAACAGCTCGTTTAAACCTCATCCGCAAGGAAACGTAGGTGTACGACAAGCTACTTACACTGTAACTGCAGCCTTAGCAGGCTCCGATGTCGTACAAATGGTTGATGTTTTCGAAGGTGAAACTGTTGTTGGTATAGTACTTACTACTACTGACCTAGACACCAACGGATCCCCCGCCATTGTACTTGACGTTGGTTATGGCGGTGCAACCGCAGCTTTCATCGATGGTTCAACTATCGGTCAAGCAGGCGGAACTGCAAGCTCGTTTGCAATTGGTAACGCAACACACGGTTCAACTGCAACCGCACCTGTTGCTTTTACTGCTGACGATACGATTGATGTACTTGTTCAGACAGCCCCAGGAACTGGTGCTACTAGCGGTACTATCACTTTATACGCCTTTATAGCGTAAAGCTAATGCCCCCTCTTCGGAGGGGGCTTTTTATACGAGGTATAAAGAATGTCAGGAATTAGAAGACGTAGAAGAGACCGTAAGGTCAAAACACAAACAACAGCTGAACGTAAGAGAGGGGGCAATAGTCCTTCAGCTCGACGGGCGGCAGCGAAAGCAAATGTAAGAGTAAGACCTACAGCGTCCGGGTTTACTAAAGTTGATAGAACACCTAAAACTAAAGTTACATCTCCTACAACTAAACCCAAAATAACTCAGGCTTCTCCAAGTGAATTGCGTGGGAATAAAAAAGTTACTACTACACAAACTACTGGGAAGGCGAAGAAGACGGATTCTATTCCTAAAAGGCCAAAGGTAACTGGTAAAGGAAGCAGAAATGTTTCGAGGACTGGTGCTACAACCGGTAAAAGAACTTTGGCTAACGTAACACGTGAGCAACTAAAGAAAGCTGGTCTAACTGGTGGTCCAAAAGGCCTACGTAAATATCTTAATTTTATGGATAAAAACGGCAGAAGACCAACAGCAAAAGACTTTAGACCTAAGCCCCAACGCTAAGGAGTATTAATATGCCTGACGGAAAAGGAACTTACGGGACTCAGGTGGGTAGACCGCCGAAGAAGCCGAAGAAGCCAAAAGGAACAAAGGGCGGTTTTGGTAACAAAGTACAGTCCCCCTACCCAACACCTGCAGCAGCTAAAAAAATGATAAAGGAGACCTATTAATCATGAAGATTGTTTCTGACACGGAAGTTAGAATAGCCACATTAAGTGGCGCGGTTGTTTTATTACATCCAGGACAAGAACGAGAAGTCTCGGATGAGATTGGATTACTTGCGGTGCAGATGGGCGCAACAGCCTTATCTGGTTCATCCGTACCCGACGAACAACCAGTTGAGGACGAGGTTGAAATCGAAGTAGAAGAGGAAGTAGTAGAAGAGGTCGAGGAAGAACTTGATCCTAAACCACTTAACCCCCGTGAAGGCTTAGTTGAAGCTTTTATTGAAATAATTAATGCGGGTGATCCAGACGACTTTAAAGCTGACGGCGGCGTAAAAGCAGCTGTTATAAACAAGAAAATGGGGGATACGATTCCTTCTGAAGAGCGTGAAGCTGCTTGGCAAGAAGCCTTAAATAGATAGAGGTTTGATATGACTGTAACCGTACAAAGCGTCTTAGATCGTGTACAGGCGACGTTGCAGGATACTACTGGAATACGGTGGCCTGTTGTCGGTGAGTTGGTTTTATTCGTAAACGATGCTCAAAGAGAAATCGCATTATTAAAGCCTGACGCAAGTGCCACAACTGCTAATGTGCAGTTAGTGACGGGTACTCGGCAGACTATACCAACTGCAGGTAATCGGCTCTTAGCATTAGTTAGAAATATGTCTGATGCTTCTGGGGGCGCTACGGGCGGTAGAGCGATTAGGTTGGTTTCTGGTGAGGTGTTAGATTCCCAAACTCCTAACTGGCATAGCGCTAGTGCGTCAGCTGGTACAGATGCAGCACATACTACTGTTGTTAAACATTACGTTTACGATGAGCAGAATCCTCGTGCTTTTTACGTTTATCCAGGTGTTGCGGGTAATGCATACGCTGAGATAATTTACTCAGCGAACCCTTCTACAGTTGCACAGAATGGGAATTTAGACGTTCCTGATATTTTTGCCAACGCAGTTATGGACTATGTTCTATTTAGAGCCTATACCAAGGACGCTGAGTTTGCAGGCAACGCTGCAAGAGCGGGTACGCATTATAATCTTTTTGTTAACTCAATTACGGGTAAGGCTCAGATTGATATAGTTACATCACCGAACTCTGACATGGTTAATAATATCACTTTGCCTTCTCAACAAGCCCAAATGAGGTAATTGTATAATGGCTTCCTATGAGTCGTTACTCCCTCAAATCATACCAGTGGTCCCCGGTTGTACGGATACGCTTATTGAGCAGAACATCCGTGCCGCTGTAATAGAACTGTGTGAGAAAACTGAGGTATACCAACAGGAATTAGACCCTGTTACTACGGTAAAAAATATATTTGAATATGATTTAGAACCCCCTTCTGGTACGTCTGTGCATAAAATTATATGGATGACGTATGATGGGGAAGATTTAGAAGCTATTACGAATGCGTTGTTAGAACAACGTAAACCTAAATGGCGGCAAGCCGGGTACGAAAGTAGACCAGAGTATTTTGTAAAGCAGTCTCCCTCGCTATTTTATGTATCACCTGTTCCGAATGAGACAAAAGCATCTTCATTGTTGCTTAGGGTTGCGTTAAAACCCACTCATACATCGAGTTCGTGCAGTGATGATATAATGAATGATTACAGAGACACTATAATCAACGGTACTATTTTTAGGTTATTAAGACTTCCAGGTAGGGAGTGGACGGATTACGCGGGAGCGCAGGTTTATGCGTCGTTGTTTGCGGAAGGGTTAGGGGAAGCGGAAAAACGTGGAAGGCAAACAGCATCAAGAGTAGCTAGAAAGGTGAGGTACAGTGGAACAGGTCCAAGTTATAGACTTACACGAACAAAGTATTCAAAACGATGAAGGAACGACTGAACCAGTTATTGGTGATATTCGTGAAGACTGGGATAGCGTTCGTCCTTGTCTGCAACTTTTGTTGGCGGATTGCCAGAACTTATCTTTCCGAGTGGAAGACGTCTATGCAGAAGTGGTTGCGGGGCAAGCCGTTTATTGGAAAGCTCCTGAAGGATTTGTGGTATCGACTACAGAGGTTGACCAGTTCACTAACCGAAAGACTTTCTTAATCTGGATAGCATGGGCACATGAGCAAGGTAATAAGAATATGTTGAAGTACTATCCGTTTTTTAAATCTGTTGCTAAGCATTTAGGTATGGAGGCTTTAGAAGTACGCACTCCTCATAATGCGGTTGAACATATTTTATTAGATGCGGGTTGGAAATTAGACACCGTTGTTTATCGACTTGAGGTATAGAGATGGGTTCAAAACCAAAAAAACAAGACTATGAAGCTTCTGAAGAAGAAAAGGTTTCTGCATCTGTTGCTAAAGCTAACTATGATTTTTTTAAACAAAACTATGCGCCTTTGCTTAAAGACATGCGGGACCAAAGTATGTCTGATGATAATAGAAGGGCCTTACGAGGTAGGGCTAGTGCAGATACGATGCAAGCTTTAACGTCTGAGCCTACTTATATGAAGACGCAAAATGTGGAAGGAACGGGGGATCTTTCACAGGCTCTTGGAGGTCAATTAGGAGTAGCCGATAAAAGTGCTTTGGGTATAAAGAACAAAGCCGCTTCAAATGTGTTGGGAGTTGCTAGAGGTCAAGCTGCAGATGCGGCCTCAGGTATGGCCAAAGCCTCAAGGTTAGCTACTAGTGACGCCTTAACTCGTGCTCGAAATAAACTAGCGGTTAAGAATGCTAGAAATGCGGCAATTGGAAAGGTGGCGGGGGCTACGATTGGTGGAGCTTTTGAAAAGTTTGCTCCAGACTCAAACTTAGGGAAGTTTAGCAAGGAATTTTTTGAGGCATTACCTTCTCAAGTTGGGGGGTAGGGGATAAAGTATGGAGCGTTATTTTGATGTAAGAGGAAGGCTGGGGGAAGCGGCGTACGCTGGCCAGCAAACAAATGCTGGGTTACCTGTTGTTTCTGATCCTCAGAAAACATTTGCCGGTATAACTCGGGGCGAATACGAGGACTATGTTAAAGATTATCGTGACTTTGAACTGAAGCAGATTGAAAGAGCTACTACTGATACTTCACTGATAGACTCAGCAAGAGAGGATTCTAAGGTAGCCGGGCGTATTGCAGGAGAGGTTGCGGGGAGAAATGTGAGTCGTTACGGTGCTCAGTTAACCCCTGCTCAATTGCAGCAACAGCAAAGAGGATTACAACGTGCTACTACGTTAGGTTCTATACAGTCGTTGAGCGATTCTAGGATCGCCCAACGTGAAGCTAATCAAGCCCTTTTATCGGATCTTATTAACATTGGGCAGGATTTAAATAGATCTTCTCAAAGTCAGCTTGGCAATGCAGCAGCAGATGCGTCTGCTCGTAAACAGGCTTACGATAGTGCTAAAGCACAATCTAAAGCCCAAACATATTCAACAGCTGGATCGTTGGCATCAGCTGCCATCATTGCAGCGTTTTTGGTATAGGTAACTGTTATGGGATTACTTGAAGGGTTTGCTGGAGGGCTTGGAGGATTCCAAAGAGCTAGAGCTAGGCGAGATCAAGAGGACTACAACCAAAAACGTATAGGCCTACTTGAGAATGAAGATAAGCGTGCGCAAGCCGACTTTGACCGAGAGCAAAAACAACGGGGGTTAAATAAGCTATATACAGCAGGCCGTGATAATGAATGGATTATGCAGGGTGCAGGTAAAGGCGGAAAAGACGGCATAGGGTTAACAGATAAATTAAAGCAATCTATGACAGAGGCAGGTAGTAACGCACAAAGATTTGCACTTGCTAACATCAATGCAGGAGGAGCTAGTAAGTTTCCTCCAGGCTTTAAAGTTACAGTTATAGAATCTAAAGGTACAAACGAAGACGGTGAAGAAGTCTTTGCAGCCCGTGGTAACTATAACGGAGACCCCGAACAATTTGGCGCACTTACTGTAACTGGAAGTAATGACCCTGATGCCGAGACAAAATTGTTTACGAGAGATGAGTTGTTTGAGCAAACTCAGCAGGCTTTTCGTACTACAGATGGCGGGGTTTTGTATGGACAGACTTTAATTGATTTGCATGATCGTCGAAACAATGTCGATCTCATCAACGCATATAATACCGATCAGCTTGCGGATAAAGCATTAGAAGTAGGGGGTCCAGAGCTACAGCGAGAAGTCACAGGCGTTATTGCTTCAGCGACCGACCCTAAAGACAAAGCTGAAGCGATAGGAAAGCTAGCTGACGACTTACAGGTAGACCTTACATCTGAAGTGCCGAAGCAAGAGCAAGGTGTAAGTCAATCTACAATAGATGCCTATGATGATTTTGCTTCGGGTGGGGCATCAAGTCCTGCTCCTAATTTAGCAACTCCTCCCAGTGATAATAAAAAGCCTGTAATGGAAAGCCCCGTGACGACGGTATCACAGACTTCTACAGGCCGTGTTGCAGCTGACCAGCTGGTTACTGAGGGGG